AAAACGCGACCCCCCCCCAAACCCGAAAAACGAACCCCCGGGTGGGTTAAACCCTCCGGGGCATTCTGCTATGCGATCTAATTAACCGACTGTCCGATTGATCCAGGACTGGACCGCAGAAATCGTCTGAGCACCGGCCCAGCCGTCGGCCGCCACACCCACGCTGCGCTGTAGCGCAGTGATGGTCTCAGCCCCTGCGTACCCGTCCACAGCCACGCCAAGCCGGGACTGTAGGGAGCGGACGAACATAGATTCGCCGTCACCTTCCGTGGCGATCACGCCGGGCAGGCTAGTGGTCCAGCGCGCCGAAATCTCCTCGGTCTGTCCAGACATCACACCGTCTACGGGCGTCGCGTAGACGGACTGCCAGCGGGCCATGGTGAGTGGTCCGAGCACGCCGTCTACGGCCAGCGGGCCGTGGTCGGACGGGGCAGTGCCACTAGGTACCCGAACGGTAGGGGAGGAGCCCGCGGTCACAGCGCGCAGTTGGGGCAGAATCCCATAATAACGGCCGGGACAAGCGGTGCTCATCCAGTCCTTGTGCCCAACGATGTCAAGGTCACCCCACTCCTCCTTGATAGCGGAAATGAGGCCGACAAGGGTCTGAACATCCCCCTGGGTCATTTCGGGCCTACACTCGATTCCGATGGACCGAGGATTGCCCGCGCGCCCGGCGTGCCACGCACGGTCGTAGTCGTGGACGATCTGAGTCACGCGGCCAGCGCTCACCACGTAATGAGCACTGGTGTCTCCGTCCTCACGGCAGAGCCAGTTCACGACAGTCTGGTGGTCCTGGCCGTCGTCACCCCAGTGGTGAATGGTGATGCTGGTCGGGTCACCCTCAGGACGCCCGGCTGCGTAGTTACCGGACCACTGAACGTCGGTCACGGCGCGGTTAGGCATGGTGCTCTCCCTTCTCGGTGGTGTTCACAGCGGCGACTGCGAACAGGGCGCTGAACAGGAAGTTCCAGGCGGCCACAAGGTCGTTGGTGAGGACGCCATATGCGAACAGCAGCGCGGTCAGCGCGGATGCGACGCAATAGGCGTAGCGGCGGAATGAGGGGCTGAGGTACCAGTCTCGGCCCTCATGCTTTCCATCAGGCATTGTCGTTCTCCTTCAAGATAGTCAGGATTTCCTTCGTCAGTCGGGTCTGAGCATCATAAGCCGACCCACCATGATTCGGTTTCACGTTGTAGTGAACGTCATCCACCTTCCTCTCAATCTCATCGAGTCGGGAGACGACGCCCGGCCGTTCGGGCGTCCCCTCCCACACCTCCAGCATAGCGGTCAGGTGATCCAGGAAGCGGGTCACCCGCCATACCGTCCGACCGAGTAGGCCGATCACACCGAGGAGCCCGGCAATAATGCCTACGTCGATTACGTGCGGTAAATGTATCATCGGACAAAAACCTCTCTGAATGCATTGCGGCTGGTCGGGTTATCAAAGAACATCCTACCATGCTTGTAGGCCGACCTAGCAAGTTGCATGATCTTATCACCGTACACCAATAGGCACTCACCTTCCTTCATATTAGAACCAACTAACGTGTAGAGCCGTTCCTGCGACTTAGGACGCCTCTGCTGAATGAACCACGTGGCACCATCAATCCATACACTGAACGTCCCTTGCTTGGTGCGGAGCGTGAAATTGTACTTGGCGGTCCCGTTCTTCTTCATAATAAACTCATCGTCGTTGTCAGCAAAGACGTTGCTGATTGAGTAATCAGCGTAGTCCGAGGAGTGCTTGACAATGAAGGAGCCGAACCGGGTCTTAGCCACCTCGCTTGCGAACCGCTCGGAGTCCACGAAGTGTGCGCACACAAAGCCGTCCCCACGGAGGGCAAACTCACGAGTGGGGGACAGGTCGTACTCGATGAAGTAAGGATTCATGATGCTAACGGAGTTAGACAGCATGAAGATACGAGTCTTGTCCTGCCAGCGGTCAACAGTCGAGTAGAAATCGTAGAGCCGCTTAACCTCGTTGGGGAGGTACTGGACGTTACCCTTCTCGATAATAAACTCATCGAACAGGATCGTAGTAACCTTGGGGTATGCGACCGACTTGTTCGACTGAGACGTGGAGAGTGCAATGAAGTAGCCAATGATCTCCCACTTCTCCTTGCCGTCGTCCACGTGCTTCATCTCAGCGACACCGCCGTTAATACGAAACTCGAAGTCAGGAAACTCGTGCGCGATGTCAGAGAAAAACGACTCGCGCCCCTTCAACTCAGTCCGATAGCGGCGAAGGTAGATGAACTGCTCGCCACGACGAATCGCATTGCGGATCGCAATTTTCTTGGCGCCATAAGTCTTTCCGAGACCACGAGCGCCCATAATCATATTGATTGTGGCATTACGAGAAAGGATCGGACCAAAATCGTAATAGGAAAACTTCTTCTTCGCCTTCATGAGATATACCTCCTAACAGTCCACCAAGCCGTGTTAGTCACATATGATGCGATATTGGGACTGACGATAGGGCCGTTCCCAGGACCACCGTGACCGACGTGTCCAGCACCACCAGTGCTCATCTCAACGTGCCGGAAACCCGCATTCCACATCATAACAATCAGGTCACCGGGCTTCAACTGGGCCACCTGCGCATCACTCATCGGGCCAGCACCGCGCAGCGCCTCCGAGCCCGTGTACATGATCTCACCGGTGCCCCCGGTGCCAATGTCGATGTTCGCAACGTCGTGGTACGCACGCCACACCGTACCCGAGCAATCGGAGTACCCCGTGTTATCCGGGTCAAGGCGGCCAGGCGACTGCGAGTAGGCGAACTTACCAACGCGGTCCAGCATCCACTTCGCGACCTTCTGCTGCAACTCGGAACCACCAGCCACGGTGCCCGTGGCGCCGCTGGCACTGCCTCCCGAGCCACCAGCAGCAGGGTCAGTGGCCTTGAACGTCCACAGATTCGTCAGCGGCGTGGGCATACCGACGGCGGTCCCGTGAACCGTCTGCACGAACAACTGGGAGCCCACAATGCGCGCGTAGCGCAGGATGCCCTGGGACTGCTGGCCGGTGTCACCGCCGCCTGGTGTCTCGCCGCCTTCGACGCCGCCCTCGACGCCGCTCGTGTCCTTGTTCTTGATAATGTCACGGCACTTCTCGTAACGGGAGCGGTACTGTCCAGCGACTCGATGGGCAACAATGGCGTTGAACATCTCGTCAATGGTGCAGCCTACTGAGACGGAGGAGAGAATGGGGAGGGCGTTCCTGCCAATCTGGTGGTACGCGCTGAACCATAGCAGCAGCGCATCGGTGTGCTTGTTAATGTCCCAGCCGTAGCCCTTGACCAGATTGATATACTCATCCAGGTCTTTAATAGTCTGGTCGTTCTGAATCTTGACGTTCTTGCGCATCACCGGGCGAAGGGCCTCGCCCTCCTCCCGAGTCAGGTACCGAGTCGTCCACCACTCATCATTGTCGCCGTGAGCGTCTAGGTCCTTGTCGAAGGACGAGGGCACGCCCTTCCACTCACCGGAGTTCTCCTTCTTCATCCTGCGAAGGATGGCCCCGGCGCGCGAGCCGTACCACTGAGCGCTCCCAATGGTAATCGGGTAGTCGTAGTTGATTGCCCCGTAATCCATCGAGGATTCCGGGTAGCAGATCGCCTTAATGGCGACTTTCTTCATTGTCTCGTCCCATGCCATGAGGCAATAATAGCACAGCCCGCAACCATCAGGTTGCGGGCTGTGCGGAGGGGAGGATCGCTCACTCAGTGTACCACACTCAGGGCACTACCTGGTCATCCGGTGGGTCCAGAGTCTCATCCGGGTTATCCGGCACAGCCTCGCTCCCCTCCTTCGTGAAGCCGATCTCAACGCCGAACGTCGGAACCGGCAGCCACTTCGAGGTCGCCCCATCCGTGTCAGCGCCCGTCTTCCCGACGAACCACAGAGTGTTGTCACCTCCCAGTTTCCAGGTCGCCAACTGGCTCCCGTTCGTCCTGGCAGGGCCGATAGCGTGCTGCGCAGCGCGAGTGGTGTACACCGTGCCGTCCTGAATCGGGATGCGCGCAACCTTCGTACCCGGCTGGGGACCGGAGGTGACCGTGCCACGGAGACGGAGGACGCCGTTACTCACCTTCCACTGGAGCGGGTAGCGGTCATCCTGGGTGACACCGGGCTCCAGCGTCATGTTCTGCCAGCGGTCATCAGGGCTGACACGCCGGTAGCGGTACACCTTCGCGTTCCCGTTGACCTCGACGCGCCGCTGGATGAAGTAGGACTGCTCGGAGCCGTTGTTGCGAATCACGTTCACAATCAGGGAGCCACCAGTGGACGGGCCACCAGACAGGCGTGTGATCGTAACGAGCGAGTAGTCAGGCAGTCGCATACCCTCCGTATCGGAAGTGATTGCCCTGTTCTTCCACGTGTACCACGCGAAGCGAGTGAGCCCCTGCGCATACATCATATCGAACACCTGCGTGGTGTTCTCAAGCCGCTTGTGAGACAAACGGTCGTAGAAATAGTTGTCGGTCGAGGTGGGCCACAAACCCGTCTGATACGAGTCCACGTCACCCGTGAAGTGGTCCTTAGCGCACTCCGACATATCAATGCCGAGGAGCCCTGCGTCAAACTCACGGAAGATCGTGAACCCATTGGTCAGCGAGTCAGGGTCATCCCAAGTTCGGTGCACCCATCCCGAGTAGATCACACCATCGAGACACTGCATACCCTCGTTCTCAATGGAGGAGGCAACAATCTTGTACCGATTGAGGAGGTTCACAACCTTAAGCGGGTCCATGAGCGCACGAGTAATCACCGTGCCGTCATAACCAACCTCGACAATACCCTGCATCGCGTGCTCATCATTCGGCTTCCCGTCACGCCAATGGCCGCCAACGCCACCAACGAGGGAGGAGCCGGTGTCACAGAACGCCTGAATCTTCAACGCGCCCTTACCATAGAGCGGGGACGAGAAATCGTAACCCCACTGGACCTTGCTCAGGCGAATCTCGTCAATGGGAGCCCAATCGCGGTCAAGGTGACCGAACCGACCACCGTCACCTGACTGGACGACCGTGAAGCCGTCACCCCACTGGGCCATCTTATTACCAATGTCCACCGTGTAGGTCTGCTTCGCCTCCAGGCGCTCACCCTCATCGGGCATCTTCGTAATCTCGAAGCGGGCCACGCGAGGCTGAGTCACGCTGTTCTTGACGTACAGGTTCCGGTGCGGACCCTCGCGCTTGACGATGAAACCCTCAGGCCATGCCGACTTGTTGGGGAGCACGAAATAGGTCAGGTACTCACCCGACGGCCACTTCCGCACAACAATGGCGTAAGCCGTAGCAGCGCGGTAGATCACGTACAACTCGTTCTCGTGAATGAAGAACGTCTGAATCGAGTGGCCCCCGTAGAGCCCCTTGAAGAAATCACGGCCAGGCCAGTTCATGCCCACGCTGAGCACGTGGGAGCGAGTGTAGCCGCGGGCTGCGCTGGTCACCGAGTCAGGGGCCAGGTTGGCGCGGGCCACGGCGGCGCGAAGATCGGCGAACGCCTTAATGAGTTCATCCACAGCGGCCTGCGAGTCGCCGGTGATCTTCTTGACGGAATCCTCGAAAGCCTTAATCATGGCCTCGAAGTTCTTGTTAGTGTCAGGAACGAGTGAGCCGTTAATCCAACGGCGCATACGCTCCAGCAGTTCCAGGAAGGTCATGCCGTCCCGGTACGTGAACGGTGTGACGTTAGTAACCGTTCCTCCTGGCACATTGTAAGTGTCAGGCTCAATGAGGTTATCCGGGATGCCGATCACCAGAACCACCCTTCCTTGAAGTACTCATCATCAGTGTTCCAAATCTGCATGAACAGTGGCTCCAGTGACTCAATCACCATCATGTCCACATTCACGAAAGTCTCACGCCACGCCGCGATGAGCGCTGCGCTGTGACCATGATACCCCGAAATCCGTTGCTTCGAGGAGCCCTCCCGAGCCGACTCGCCGCTAGTCTCCTGACGACCATCCTTCGAGTCCTGCGACGACGACTGCCCCTCCGAGGAGCCCACCACGCCCACGTGAGACGTGGAGTCCGCCGTCCCGTCCCGACGGTCAGACGTCGTGGATGAGCCCGTACCCTCGTTGTGAGACACCGTATCCGTGGCACTGGTCGCATAGTCCTCGTTGCCCGCGAGGCGGGTCTGAGGAAGTTGCGACGCCACGGCACGGGACTTCGCGTCCGCCGTCGAGGTTGTGTTGCCCTTCGAGGAGCCCTCATCGTGCGTCGCTGAGTGCGCACGGGAGTCCGTGTCCTCCTTGTGGGACTCCGTTGAGGAGGTGTGCGCGTCCCCGCGCCACTCCTGGTTCATCCGGGACGCCTGCGTGTCCTTGGACTCCGAGGAGGTATCGGTGGTCATGTCCTGCGTGGAGAGCGGGTCAATCTTGACCAGTTCACTGAGGTACCACTTGTTGAAGTACGGCATGATCTCGTTCATGCGCACCTTCAACCGACGGAGCCATACGTCCACGGTCTCGTGGGCAATCTCCCTGTACCAGAAATGGTTAATGATCCGGTCATTCAGAGTGTCACGATAACCCTCATCGAAGATGGGATAGTCGCTAAGGGCGTCCGCCTTAATGTCCGTGAGTTCCGTAATAGTACGAACCTCGATAGTAAAGTCAGCCATCGTTCTCAGCCTCCTCTTCCTTCTCCGTACCATCATCCGGGCCAAGCCCGTTGTTCATGTACTCGGTGTGCCAGTCCACTGACACATTGAGTTCAGGGAACATGCGATTAATCTGGTCGCACGCATAGCGCCGGGCATTAAGGGCCACGCCACGCATGGCCGCCGCCTGCCCATCAGCACCGTCCGCCTCGGCTCCCACAAGGCGCTCTTTCTTGAAGGAGTTCATTGTGGAGATACCGAGCAGCGTCATCGCATCATTCCAGATACGGTAACGAGCGTCCTGCATCTCCGTAATGGCGCCCTTCTCCAACTGGAGATTGAGGACGCTCATCTTCTCGGAAAGGGAGCGAGCATTGAAGGTCTCAGACCCGAAGATGACAGGCTGACCCTCCTCAACGGCACGGAACGCATTCATCATTCCCAGCCGCTCATCCTCACCCACTCCTACGATGTAGGGGTGACGTGAAGCGAAAATGTCAATCTCCACGGTGCGGTCAGCCTCGGCCAGCCTGTCAGCGAAGATGCGCACCACGTCAATGTCGGGAAGCCGCATGTAGTTCGCCCAAATGGGCACACACTCGTCAGCCTTCAAGTGCTTGCTAAACACCTGATTGCCATAAGCGGTAAAGCCCGTGGGATTGTCGTAAAAGTTCACACCATCACGGCCACTGGCACGCAATGCCATGTACTGGTCAAACTCCTTGTCGAAGTAGAACACGCTGAGCGCGTCCCGGAACAGCGTCCACTCCAAGAACCGCGGGTCAATGCTATCGGGTAGCCCTTCCCACTTGAAGCGGTTCATGCACATTTCGGTAAGGATGCGAACATACATCCTAGCGATTCGTGCTTTCTTAGTGCGAGTGTTACCCCGCCTGCGACGCGAACGAGCCCGCGTCGCTCCCGTGTCCTCGGTGAACGGAGAGTAGATACTCTCAGCCACATAGTCACCATCTCGGCTCATAGCCGGAAACCTCCAATCGGATTGTTGTCAGCAAGGTCGGTGTTGCCGATGTACGACTCATCATTCCATACGGTCACACCCTTCTCGAAGATACCGCGGATAGTCTGCCGGAACGTCTCAGGGCACGACGTGGAAGTCACCGTGGTCTCCTTCAACTTCCAGAACGTGAACTTACTCATGCACTGGTAGTTGGACGGCAGTTCCACGAACTGGTTGAGCGCGTAGCCGTAGCGCAGCCAGTACTCACCAATCGTGCGCATGGCACCGGGGCCAACAACCTTTGTCTTGACGTAAATCTTCCACGCCTGGTTGGCCGCGAACATGAACGCATCACCACCCATCTGCCCTGAGGTTGAGGGCGGAAGGAGTTGCGCGTCCTGAACCTTCGCGTTGATCCCTGCCAGCGCGTTCGAGTAGTCACCCTGAGCAGCAAACTGGGCAAGGCTACGGTTGTTGTCGGACTGAGCGAGGTTCATATCCACGTTCGCCTGCGTGATGTCACGAGACAGCAGGTTACGGGCGTTCGTCGCCTCGGAGTTCGCACCAGCCTGGCTTACCTGCATACCGAGACCCGTGAAGCCTTGGATAGCGCCGTTGGCAAGGTTCGCGATGCTACCGCCTGCGAGGCTTGACATACCGCCCTGCAAGATACTGGACAGTCCGGCCATGCCCGCCTGGTCATGCGCAGCATTGTTGGCAATGTTGGTGAGTTGCGTGTTAGTTGCCCGCTCCAGATTGTTGACACCGATCATGTTCTGTCGAGCAGACCAGTTGTTGTTCCATGCCGTGTCAGCAGCCCTGAGAGCCCTCTGCTGCGACCAGTCAGCAGCGCTGTGCTGGTAGGAGATGCTGTGCGCGTTCGAGGCCGACCAGAGAGCACCGGCGTTGTTGGTCACGGCGACCGTGGGCAGGTTCATGATGCCGAAAGCACGGTCCATGAAGTCACCGTCCTGGCCAGCATTAACATACGTGTAGGTCGCGTCCCCGAACTTGTAGCGCTTGTCCTGATATTCCTTACCCTCGAAGGAGTACATGGAATTAAGGTTCTCCACCGTGAACGCAATGCGAGGATTGGGTGGCACGACGTGGGAAATCTGAGTAACACTCAGGTCATCACTCATAATCGTCTCGGGACGAAGAATGAGACCCGTCCCGGTGTACGTCGTGAGTTCAAGGGCGGAATACGGCCACACCTGGAACTTCTTCAAATGGGTGTAACGTCCGTTTGAGATCGCAGTGACATTCGCCTTCAACATATCCCGGAATCCTCGATGCAGGACAATGCCCTCGCGAATGACGTTGATCTGACTGTCATCGTTTGTGAGCGGGAAGATGTAATTCCTGAAACCCTCAAGTTTACCGTTCTTCTCGACAATTGCCTGATTAATGGCGGACGCCGGAACGATAGTGACAGAGACGATTCCCTGAGAAATCCAAGGCTTGGTTCGCAACTCATTGAACAGACCGGTCACATCGGACGAAGCCATGACATAAAGGGACACGCCGTTGGGAATCCACTCCGCTAGACAACCATCCGACGACTCCAACTTGGGGTTATCGGTATCGCCGTGCTCGCCTTGCAGGAGAATGGTTGACGCGATGATAGCGGAATAACCGGAGATTCCACCGGCCTTACCCGTCTCACCAATGTCATCAAGGTGCTTCGTCAGCATCTTACCATTCATATACTCCCCACCAGTATCAAAGCCTTCCGGCACTGACAGGAAGCGCGCGCCCTTGTCAGGCGTCGCGTTCTCAGCCGCAATGCCGAGGTGGCCCCGCTCGATGTAGCAGCGACCCATCTCGATACTGTGGATGTAGGTCTGCCAGACATCGAGCATGAGCGTAATTGCGGTAGTGTTTGGTGCAACATAGTCCACGGAGCGAATGAAGTAGAAAAACAGGTTCTGCTTGTCACCCCCTGGCACCGGCTGAGCACCGTTAGCAACGGCGATGTAGTTGTAGTTGTTAACCTGCCCGAACGGGAGATTAATGCGAACAGGCACGCCGGGGGCACAGTACGTCAGCCCACCCATGTGAACCTTAGGCCCCTTGCCAGCAAGTTCAGTCCACAGTGACATCGGAGAGTCATACCACACAACGTCACGGTACGATGCATCCCACGCCACGTTGGCAAGGATGATCTGAGAGTTCGGTCCCCAAACACTGTAATCAAAGTTGAGGCCGAAGGATGATCCGTTAGGAAGTTGCTGTATCTGATTGCTCATGCCCATTACTATAGCACGAATCCCCTGCCTTGTCAGGCAGGGGATTCGTGGTTCTGAGTGGGCTAGATCACTCAGGGCTTGGGCCAGTCCTTCGCAGCATGAGCCACGTTCACCGTCACCGACTGCGTTGCAGTCTTCGCGGCGGCCTTAGGATCGGCCGGGTCAACAATCGTGCAGGTACCCGTCACGGTCAGGGTCTCCGCAGTCTCCTTGATCCCGATGGAGAGAACACCCTCGTTGTCAATCTTGGTGCGTCGGTCCTTGTTGCCGCTCACCTCGTAGTCAACACCAATCTCAGCACCAGCCACGTCCGTGCCCTCAATCGGGAAGTTCACGACGACGTTCTGTCCCGGCTCGGCCTTGGTCACGTCGTTGCCCTCCGCATCCTTGACGGTGCCAGCACCGAGGCCGGTCACCTTGGGCTGAATCTCAATGTGCTGGTCATCGGCTCCGGTAGTGAACATGATGGCAGGAGTGAATCGAGACGCACTAATGATCTCCCAGTGGTGCAGGAAGTAGTTAGTGCCCAGCGAAACAGGGTTGTACTGCGTGGTGTTCTGGAGCTTGTTGTCAGCAATCATGAAGAAATCACGAGTCGTCATGATCGCCTGGCAACCCTCAATACCGAAATGCTCGGCCGGGATAATGGTAGTACGACCCACCATGTTCGCCTTGTCCACATTGAACGCACCGGCCAGCGCCTCAACGTCAATGGTTGCCATCGCCTCGGGAGTGATGAACAGTTCAAGGTCGCCGGGGTCAGCGGTCACGTGCATGTGCGCCGCGTTGTACCGAGTGGACGGGAACGTGATGGTCCCGGCCATGGCCCGCATCTTCCGCAGCGCCGCCTTAGCGTCGGCCTCCGTCGCAGTGGTGGCACGAAGGTCGGGAACGTGAACGTGGTAGAACCCGCCGTTCTTCTCGTACTCGCTGAACAGAGCGCAGGTGGCAAGAAACTCGTCCCACTCATCGGAAGTGGTGGGAGCAGTGAGCAACTGGTGAACGAAGGGAGACAGGCCGTCAGGGTTGAGGACCGCAGCCTGCAACTGGGCCTCGTTAATCGTAATCGGGTAGTACTCCTGACGATTGCGCTTGTGGAAGGAGACCTCCATGGGAGCCTCGTGCTTCCCAAACAGTTCACGCTCCAGATAATCGCGCTCGGGAGAGTAAACATGCGAGTTGATAAGACCGACCTGGGCCTCCTCAATGGTGTCACCGTACTCGATCTTCTGTCGCTTGAACTTCGCAAGCCGGTTCTTCCAGGTGATGTTTCGAGTGACCACCGTGCCAATACGATTGACCAGAGAGTCAATAAACTCGTTGTAGGCAGGAGGGTTGTCGGTCAGAGACCTAAGAACCTGGGCCAGGTTGGCCTGCGTGGCCTTAGGAATGCGACGGTAGTACTCCTTGGTGCCATCGTCTCGGATGGCATTAAGAATCGCCACATTGTCCTTGTCCCGAAGGACACCGCTCTGCTTTGTCATTTCATGTCTCCTTGTCAGTTGCTGGGCTCGAACAGGGCGTCGATGCCGCCATTATAGCCGTCATCGTCGCCTGGGTCATCATCAGGTTCCGTCGGGTCAGACCCTACAGCCTGCATCAGGTCCCAGTTCCGCGCCTTAAGCGCGGTGAGTTCCTGGTTGGACGCCTCGACGGCGCCCGTCATCTCGGCAATCTTTGCCGAGGCGGCATCGTTGGACTGGGTAAGGGAGGCGATGGTGTCAGCCTGTTCCTTGTGCGCTGCGAGGATCGGGGCCACTCGGTCGGCCCACTCATCGGGCGTCACCTCACGAAGCGCATCCAGCATCTCGGTAATGTCCATGTCTCTAGCCTTTCTTAGAAGTGTAGGCTGGCTGCCCACGGCAACCAGCCTACACGATATGTGACGTTTAGGGAAGTGGCTCGGTGTTGGTTAGACACTCTACTCACATTCCGTCCCACCCAAGGGTCACCATCGGAGCGTGGTCAAAGACACTCGATCCTAAGGTCACCCTCGGAGGGTATCACTTGGCCGCGGGCTTCGCAACCTTGGCCTCCTCGCGGGCTCGCCACTCGGCAAGCACCTCGGCCACGATCTCAGAACGAGAGCGACGCTGGGTCCAGTGGGCGTCGTCCACGAACTGATACAGCGGCTCGGGAAGGGAGATGGACATAGTCTTGGTGGTCTTCGCGTTGTCAGCCATGATGGGCTTCCTTTCTAGCCTTGAATGAGAATGTGGTGGGCTCTAGGACTATTCCCCCAGGAACCCGCCGTGGCAGTAGTTTGCCATGCCACGTGTGATCTGTCAACAAGTCCTCAGGTGTGAGGTGAGACGCAATGTTGGAGGGGAGGCCCGCGATGTGAACGGCCTCGTGCCCGCCCACCATCGTCTCCGCATACTGCTTCGCTCGCACGTAGACCGCCCTTGTGAAGGTGCCCTCGCACTTCCAGGCGCCCAAGTCGGAGTCGTGCACACGGATGTTCTTGGGCGGCTCTGTGCCAAGGAGGTGCATCGAGTCGGTGTCAGCATAGGCGAACCGGTCATAGTTCGCCTGAGCGGCTGTCAGCGTCTCCCTGCGTGCGTAGGCCGTGATGAACACACCGGCCGGGGTGTAGACAGGAGGCCGAGTCTCAGCAGGGCCGAGTTTGAGAGTAACAACACCGTTCTTAAGAACCGGGTACTTGCCCGTGACGTTGGTGTTCGTGGCAAACTTTCCGTACAGACTGTTGAGATGTAGTTTCGCAATCTCCCTCATTCCTCCCGTGCTGTTAGCCTTGACGGCCATCCACTTATCAATATAATCCCGAAACACACCATCCACTGTCTCGAACACGAACGTGCCGTTATAAGACTTAATGTCGAGATGGTAGTGTTTCTTCCACATTTCCAAGTCAACGCTAGTGACTGACACTGTAATCGGCTCGTCGATCCTTGTCTGATACTCCGTCGGCAGGAAGTGTGCGGAACGCTTGATCTGAATACAGGGGATGTGACCTTCTTTGATTCGAGCAGTGAATGTGATGTTAGTGATGTAGTGCGTTGAGCCCGGGGGAGGGGCGCCGTCAACATAATCGGGCACACCCCTCGGAATAGGGTTGAAGTACATGACCGACGGGTACAGGGAGTTGACATCGAAGACGAGCCCGCTCCCCAGCATCCTGCCAGCGAAGCGAGGGTCAGCGTACGTGAACCCGCCTCGGTATGCCTTCCTAATCTCATCATCCATCTCGGCCGTGAGAGTCGGGAACAGGCGCCCAAACTCCTTCTTGCCCACGATGGTCTTATATTCTTCGAGAGCATCCGCACCAACTGTCAGTTTCTTCATGCCCGTTGACAGCGTTAGGCGAAGCGCTTGCGCCACGATAGATACGTCGTTCCGTCCATACTGACGTTCGTGCTCCGTGGGCTGGTAGCCCTTGGGGCGATGCATCTCGTAGTCAATATCGAGTTTTTGTGTCTCCAACTTGAACGCCTTCGAGATGCGGTCAACAGACAAAGGAATCTTCTTGATCGAATCTCGCAGTTCAACCCTACCCTCATCACTGACAATCGTGATGGAGTAGAACTTGCCCATATTGGAGATGAGAGTTGTAAACTCATTCTTCATCGGCTGGTCGAAGACGTGACGATACCCGTTGTTCAACAACCAGTCGATGATGAATGAGCCGTCAAAGGCCAGGTTGTGAAAGTATGTGAATGACGGTGTTGCCAGCAACCACTCCATGAAACCATCAATGTCGGTGCCCTCGTGGAACTCATCGGGGTCATTCACATTCTCAGCACCCCACCACCAAACCCGGCAGTCTTCCGGGTCAGTGGTGGTCTCGAAGTCTGCCGAAAAGTAGGGGAGTGCTTTTTTATTTGAGCGGGATCTCCTTGCCATAATCCAATAACTCCCCAATTTCTTCACGGCTGTCTTCGGCAACTTGTGCCATTACTTGCTTGTAGTTGTCCGACTTGTCAGGATTGTCTTCGTTCTTCGAGTGCTCATACATGAGTGAGAACGCATTGGCTAGAGACGGATCGTTCGTCCACATAAACCACAGTTGCGCGTCATTCAGTTTGTGAACCTTATGAACTAGTGCCGGCTCCCCGATAACATCCACCATCTGCTTGATCTGTTCACGGGCTGCCCTGACCCGTTTCTTCTGCGCACTGGGAAGCATCTCATCCTTCAAGTTCTCCGACCAAACCTTGGCACCCTTCTCCGAAAGGAACCGCCGTGGCGTCGGCAAGCGCCTCTCCTGCATGTCATAGAACGCCTGCCCTTCCAGATAGGCGCCCTTGACCCGCCAGTCCCGATCATAGTCCTCGGCCGTCAAGTTCTCACCGATCCAGGGAATCTCAATATCCTTGACCGACTCGCGATAATCGCGGATCATTTTGTTGTAGCGCTTGGTCTGATATGTGGCTTCAAGCATTGTTCTACGTGAAATGATCGCGCCGTCGTGGCCTGCGTAGTAGCCCACGTTTCGGGAGTTGTTAAACTCATTGAGGCGGTCCATCGCGGCGTCCAGTTGCCGCATGGTCATGCGCCTAATCCCCTGAATAGGGGAGCGAGGGTCGTACTTGGTCCCCGTAATATCGACGGCGTACTTCGCACCCATCAGGTGCTTCAACGGATCATTCTTGCCCGTGGTGTAGGTACCCTTAGCCATGGCATTAATCTTCCGCGTAGCCCTGGCCCTGGCCTTCAATACAGCATCCCGCTTGCGTTCAAGGTCATCGTGACGTGACATCTCATCCTCCTAGATGCAAGGGAGCCCCGCCCACTAATGGACGGGGCTCCCCACTTACTGGACCGCTCAGGCCAGGTCCAGAGTCATGAAGCGGTAGCCGTTACGGCCGCGCTTCTCGGTCGCCACGAAGGTCAGCGGCTTCTCCCAAGTGGAGGGCGCTCCCAGGAAGGAGATGATGTTCTTGATAGCAGAGAGCATCCCCTTCGAGGTGGCAGACAGGGCCTTGCCGTCCTTCGTGATGAGGATGACGCGAGGGGCCTCCTCAACCTCACCGGTCTCGGTGTTAGCCACCTCAACCTTCTGGACCACAATGTCAACGATGGACAACTTCTCACCGAGCACGTCGGCAAGGGGAGTGGAGGAGTTGATCGCGTTGAACACCTTAACGCGGTCATCCAGGGTCTCACCCGTGACGGTAGTGAAGACACCCTTCTCGGCAAGGGCGGCGTTGACGTTCTGGTCGGCCTTAACAATGGCGTTGGTCATGATGCGATTCCTTTTCTGTGTGTCTGGCCTGCCTGCTGGCCGGGGCACGGTCTGTCCGTGGGCCATCCCCAAGTCTGTCAGAACAGTGGGAGAGTTTCCGGGATTTCCTCGATCGGAGGAGCCTCTGTGACCAAGACTACCCCACTATCCACTGCTGGAATAATAATGTTGAGCGCCGTAAGTCGATAGTTGTGAATGTCAACTTCCGCTCGGTCAACCGTGATTCCGCTCTTAAGTTTACCACCAAGGGTCTCAGCGCGCACGGTCATAATGTCACCGGAGAGTGTGATCTTAATTTTAATGTGCTCTTCGGTAGATGTGATGTACAAGGCGAAACACGTCCGAGACCTCAAAGCCCCATTCGGATTATCGTCCATCCACACAATCTCCCGACGCTCATGGTGCAGAGCGTCATCCCACACATAGTAGTCAGTCACAGCCGCTTCATGAGCACTACCCGCTCAGCCTCTCTCTCCTCCGGTGTATGTGTAGCCCACCAGGCCCACGTGCACCAAATCAGGTCCCGACTCTCCTTGTCATCCACCAGACAGGACCAACCCTTAGCCCTGACTGTGGTGCGAAGGAAGCGGTAGAAATCCGCAACCTCACGCCTCGTGAGACTCTGGAATGTCGTCGATGATTTCAGGGTGTCGAACGCAATGGTCGCAATGCGCAACTCTCTCTCCTCTCGTATCAGTTTTCGTAAAGTCCATAGAGTGCTCGCCATATAGAGCGTTAAGCAAGCGAATAGCAATTTCTCGTACATCACTTGTACTCGACATTGCGTTCGGCGATGAGTTTGTCAACAATGAAATCCTCCCCTGTCCTGTCTCGATCCGCACTCCACAGTGCATACGGTGTCTTGTCCTTGTCCATGATTACGAAGATCACCCGATCCCCAACAAGGAGCCCCTGAAAATAACGCTTCCGAGAAAGCCTCCCCTCAATCACCGTACCCCTACGCTGACAAGGGATGCGAAACTTCACGATCCGCTCATGAATCTTCTCAATAGAATTGCGCCCCTCAACACCCTCGATGACGATGTTAGCCATTTCTGTGCTCCGTAATCCAGTCGATCAATGATTCCAGGACCCAATCAAAGTCCCCAGTGTCAGAATACCTCACCCAACGCCCTCCCGAAGCCGTCGTCTCCCAAACACTCACGGCCAGGTGGGTGTGTGTACCCTCCTTCCACGTCGTAGCAGAGACCTCGTAACGATCAGCACCATACACACCAGCATTGGCACTCTGTGACTTCCTCTCAAACCCATAGATCAACAGCGCAGCGGTCACCCTATCCATCAGAACTCCCAATCCTTAATGATTGCCACCAACTTGTCCTCAGGAAGGTCCATCCTAGCCACTGGAGCCTTCTTCGTCGTACCGTCGTCCTCCAGCACCCAAATAGTGCACGCAATCGTGTCACCCTGATTTGAGAAATCAATCCGAGCCTTCGCAGTCATGTTCTTGAACGTGGCGTTCATCACATTCTTGCCGACAGCCCCAAACCGCTCAAACCCCTGGCTGCGGAGCATCATGTCAAGCACCGCAAAGCGATCAAACCGCGTACGGATCA